AAACTACTGTCAACCTGCTGAAGAACTTCTCTTCTATCAATCAGTCTATTTTGTTCAAGGAGGGTAACAAACTGCGTTCTATCTCAGTGATGAAGAACATTCTTGCTGAGGCAACTATTGAAGAATCATTCCCCAAAGATTTTGGCATCTATGATTTGAACCAGTTCTTGAATGGTCTGTCACTCCATGCAAGTCCTGAACTTGACTTCAAGAGCAATGACTTTGTTATGATCAGGGAAGGCAAGATGCGCTCCAAGTATTTCTTTGCTGATCCCACTGTCATTGTTGCTCCTCCTGAGAAAGCAATCAATCTTCCTACTGAAGATGTTTGTTTTGTTCTTACCAGTCAGCAACTGGAGAAACTGAAGAAGGCAGCATCTATCTACCAACTTCCTGATATCTCTGCTGTTGGTGAAGCAGGTGTAATCAAACTGGTTGCACGTGATAAGAAGAATGATACTTCTAATGATTTCTCTATTATTGTTGGTGAGACAGACCAAGAGTTTGTCTTCAACTTCAAGGAAGAGAATCTGAAAATTGTTCCTGGATCTTATGATGTTGTTGTCTCTCAAAAACTTCTTTCTAAATTCACCAATCAGAACATTGATGTCACGTACTTCATTGCTCTGGAACCAGACTCCACTTTTGGTTAAGAAGGACTATGATGGTCCACTTTATGCCCCTTGGCATAAAGTTATTGCTGGAAGGATGAGAAAGTGAAACATATTCTTTTTACCCTTAAAGGTTGTCCGTTTGAACTCCTTGATGACAAAGAGTTCATACGGATGCTTTTGTATAGAGCAACAAAAGAATGTAAATCTACTCTACTTAACCTAGCAGTGCATAAGTTTGATCCTCAAGGAGTTACTAGTATTGCTATGCTTGCAGAGAGTCATATTTCCATTCATACTTGGCCAGAGAAAGGCATGGCAGTTTGTGATGTCTTTACCTGTGGTGATAACGCAGAACCTAAACTTGCTGTAGAATATATGAGAGAACAATTGAAGGCAACTGATATTGTCTCTAGTGAATTTGTTCGTCCTTTGGAATGACTAACATTGATGTGCCAATGAGAATAACTGGCAGTATCATGGTTATTACTGCTTATTTTGTTGTTATTCATGTTAATATGACTCTTGGGGTTGTATTGCACTTTGTTGCTGATGTGATTTCAGTTCCTTACTTTGTAAGAACAAAATCTTGGGATGTTGTCATTATGCTGGCATTTCTTTTGGCAATTAGTTTTAGTAAATTGATTTTTTAATTATGCGTGATGAATTTGTATGGGTTGAGAAGTATCGCCCCAAAAAGATTGAAGAGTGTATTCTTCCTGACAATACAAAGAAAACATTCCTTGACTTCCTAGATAAGGGGGAGGTTCCTAACCTTCTTCTCTCTGGACCACCAGGATGTGGTAAGACCACAGTTGCCAAGGCACTTTGTGAGCAACTGGGATCAGATTACTATGTAATCAATGGTTCTGATGAGGGTAGATTCCTAGACACTGTACGTAACAATGCAAAGAACTTCGCTTCAACTGTATCGCTATCTTCTTCTGCCAAACACAAAGTCATCATTATTGATGAGGCAGATAACACAACCCCAGATGTACAACTCTGTCTTAGGGCGTTTACAGAGGAGTTTATTGGAAACTGCAGATTCATCTTCACCTGCAACTACAAAAACAAAATCATTCAACCCCTTCACAGCAGGTGCTCAGTCATTGACTTTGCCCTCAAAGGAAAAGAAAAGCAACTTCTTGCTGGAAACTTCTTCAAGCGTCTCCAAGAAATCTTGGATACAGAAGGTGTTGAATATGATAACAAGGTCCTGGTAGAACTCATCAAGAA